ATGCGCGATCGGCGATGCCACAGCCTCATACGCTGTACCCGACCAGCGTTGCAGCTGGTCAAGGGTTGCGACATCCACATAGTCGCCCTCGCGTCGAACGACGGCTGGGCGCCGGGCGTTCTCCGCCACCGGCAGGATCCCGCCCATCGACACCGCGAAGTCCGGGGCGTAGTCCAGGCTCGGGGCCTCCGAGACCGGGACCGTGATCACCGCCAGCTGCAACGTTCCCGGAGGTGGTTCCGGCGGAGACGGAGTCGCCGCCGGGATGCCCAGGACCAGCCGCGTCCGGCACTCCCACGCATCCAGGCCATCCTCGGTGTCGTCCAGGACCTCCAGGATGAGGATGTCCGCGCGGGGGAGTGAATCGGGGGCAGCGAGAGTGTGAGTGTGGGTGTCCAGCGCGATGACGTACGGGCCACCCTGGGTGCCGCCCGCATCGGGGTTGACCACGGCGTTGAGGTCCTGCACGGTCACTTGGTTGCCGGACAGGGTCACTTCATCGGTGGTGGCGTTGCGCAGTACACCGGGGCCGTGAACCGTACCGGCCGATGCTCCCCGGGCCACGGCCCTTGTAGAGGGTGCCGCCCTGGGCCTGCCGGATCTTGCGAGCCGGGTACACCGATGGGATCGGATGCACGTCACAGACCCCGTCGGCGGTGTACTCCATGACCGGAGCACCCGGCGCGGGCGCGAGTTGCAGAGTGTCGTCGGTGGCGTTGCGCACGAAGTACGGTGCGCCCTCCACCAACGCCGTCGCACCATCGATTGCCTCGGTGACCATGACCTGTTCCTGGTCGACCAGGCCGTGATCGGCGAGCGTGAGCGTGTCGGTCGCGGCCGACACTTCAGCGGTCCCGATCGCTGGGCCAGGACCGGCGTTCATCCACAGTGCACTACTGGACACAATGCCTCCCAGGCATGAGAACAGGATCAGCTGCGCGGTCCACGCGGCCAGGATCCTGGTGACGTAAATTGATGGTGAAACGTGACTCTGCTGCGGTCTCGCTGGATCGGCGTATCAGACCGGATAGCAACGGGATGGAGGCGACCGGTGGTTGACGGGGGTGACACACGATGTGCTGTCTGCGGTGCCTGCGCGGTCGTCGAGGTGCTTGATCCTGCGGATCGACTATGCCTTCAGCTGGGGCAGCTGACGTGGTCGCCAGAATGTGAGGATTGTCTGGGCAGAGGTTTGGAGATCAAGGCCCTCCTGCACGGGTCACGTGACCTTCGGCTCAGGGCCCTTGTACCCAAATTGGAACTCGCTCCAGACCACTTCACGGTCGTTGATCACGACGCTGGTGCAGGTTGTGTTCATTGCGCCACTACTGATACGGCCCTAGTGTCTGTCTCCAATTGCGAATCCATGTCGACGCCAGCGCTATGCAGTACATGTTTGGGCTTGGTTGTCGTGGCTCAGCTACACGCACTGCCGCCGGGTGAACACGACATCACTGTGGGACTGAGGGGCCGCACTCAGGCACGGCGCATGGGTGCCCAATTTTGGGACGTGCAGCAGGGTCCGCATCATCTGCGTGATGAGGGTGTAGCCGTCCCATTTGGACGTGTCATTGGCGAGATCTACTGTTCGGATGTATGCGATAGCGGTCAACCGTGCCAAAACACATTGGTGCGACTCGGGGTAAGTGATGGTGCGCTTGTGGCACATGGTTGGGTCCCTGCCGAGGGGCAAGGCGAACCAGATGCACGTGGGATTGGATGGGCTGTCGCGACGGAGATCAGCTCTGACCGATTCGACGAGGAACGCACCGTGCTCTCATGCTGGAAGGGCCACTCCGGCAGGGTTGTGACCGTGGGATTGTGTCGTAACGTCCGCCGAAACCGCCAGCGCTCTAGATCTCAGCGGCCAGTTCGGGAGCGTGCCCTGTCGCTCTCCGATCTCGACGAGCGGTAGGATGACGGCACACAGTCACATACCGCGCATAAGGTGGGACCGCTCACCACGTCGGAAGTTATGCATCCGACACGTAATCCTCATAGGAGGAACCGTGTCGGCTGCCCAAATCATTTCAACACTGCTGCGGCTGCTTTCCCACTCACCACTGTCGATGGTGGTGGTGACGTGTCTACTATCGATCGTTGCGGCCGTTGGTGTTTGGTTGCGGCCATCAGTCGTTTACCGGTATCTCCTGACCGCGGTCGTACTGTACTCGCGGGATTTGGAGCGTCGTGATCGTGCGGAGCGGTTGCTGCGCGGCGACGATCCCGGTCAATCAGTCAGCGATAAGCCATAGTGGATGAATGACTTGGTCTCCGAGGTCGGTCGCCTAGTCCTCGGGGGCGAGGTCGCAGCAATGTCACTGGCCGATGTTGGCCTGGGGGCATGCCTTGGATGACAGACCGCCTAATTCTAATTAGGAATCCGATGGAACATTGCTAAAGTTCGCTCGCATTTATGTATTCGTTGGCGCGCGATCAGTCTGCTGTGGGTGGTGTATTGCCCTGAGTCGTTCCGCAATGGTGAGATGGTCCGGGTTGATTCGGCACGGATTCTGCACCCGGACCGGGTCGCACGTACGGCAGCCCATAGCCGACTGCTGCTTCTTGATCAGCCAGGAATCAGTGAGGGAAGGAAGGATCAACGGATCAGAATAGAATCGCTTGTTTCCCTGCTCAACCCAGGCGTACAGTTTTCGGCCGCGCTGCATGAACGCTTGGGGGTCGGCCGGAACTGTCCACCAAACCGTGGATTCATTCTCCACCGTGTGTGGGGTCTTTTGGATATACGTTTCGGTTGATGAACGTCGTCGAAGACGCCGGGTGAGCGGCCCCACTGAGGACAGCCCAATGCCTGTGACTCGTATCCGTTGCGCTCCAAGGACTACGACAGTAATGCAGAAGCGTTCCTCGAAACCGCTTCGCCATCGGAGAGGTGGTGGCAACATTTTTAGCTTAATGTGGCCACACCGAGGACACATCTCACCGGTTCCCGGCATGTGTGTGAGCTCAACGCGGTGCTCAGATCCTGTACGGAACGCCTTCACCAGGTTCGCCAGTCCATTGAAGAGTGCGCCTATTGCTCGGGCGGATCCTGTCACCGGTTCGATCGTCACGCAACCATTATTCGTTCCGGCCAACAGGATGAAACACCACGGGTACTCAACGTGATCAGCTCGACTGTGATAGCGCCGAATCTCCTCTTTGTCGATTCACCTCTACCACCAGGCGGAACGCCACGACCCGGACAACGTCCCAGAGCCGAACGCCCGCAACCGAATCCGGGACGTGCCCGGGGGAATCAAAGGAAAATCACCGGAGACGTCGCCCCGTCTATTGGCCGTCCCGTTCAGCAGCACTGTCCGGCTTTTCGTATCGATCACGAGGTAATCCGCGGCACCGAGGTTGATGAGGCCCGCAGCGCCAACTGATCACCATCGGGCGTTCCAACGTGGATCGTGATTCCCGACAGCGGACCACGTAGCGTCCACACCATCCCCGTCGGCTCATCGCCCTCGTTGACGACATGGACTTCACCACCGACAGTGCGGGCCGGGACATGGCGCGCTGCTCTTCGGCGGTCAGACCGCCAGTCGAGCGAGCCATGATCGCCTTGCCGAACGCCCGGTCGTACGTCGGGCTACCGGTGGTCAGGAACCGCTTCGCGAGGGTGCCCTGGTTGTCGTCGACCTCGTTCAGCGCGCGCTCGGCCTGCGCCTGCGCGGACTCACGCGCGATCGTGCTCGGGTAACGAGCCTGCTCAACAGCGCGCATCGCGTTGTCCCGCATCAGCGCCGGGATCTGCTCGGCGGAGCTGGCGCGCTGCCGGATCTCCGCGATGTCCCAGATGTTGTCGGGCTTGCGAGGCGCGATCATGACATCGCGGGCACCGCGGCGCTCAACGTGCCGAGTGCCGTCGCCCTGGCCGAGGATGGCCTCCAGCTGGCTGCGACGCTCGGTCGCCTCCTGGATGGCGCGCTCGTGCTGCTCCAGCTCTTCGGTCAGTGAGTCCCACTCGGTGCGGGACTCTTCCGGCAGCTCAGCGCCGGAGTACTCCGCATTGATCTCCTGGAGACGCACCCGGATCTCTCCCTGGCGGGCGGCACGCTCCTCAACCGTCATACGGTCGTCCATTGCCCTGTCCTTTCGATTGGTTGATGGGCGGACTGGAGGTGCCGATTCGGCGGCCTCGCGGTATTCAGTTATGGACTGTGGTGAGTGGACACTGTCCGGCTCAGGTTTTGATCTGCTTGGCGCGGTGTCGGGCCAGCCACACGTCCAGTGGCGGCAGTGGCCCGGTACGGCTTTCTGGCTCGGGTTCGTCAACCCGCTCCGGCTCTGGTTCGGCCTCGGCCACCGGCTCGGATACTTCTTCCGGTTCCGGTTCCGGTTCCGGTTCCGGTTCCGGTTCGGTCCGGCGAGTGCGATGCAGGATCGCGTCGGCCAACTCGGAGACCAGGCGCTCCTGCTCGGAGCGATTGAGACCGGCCAACATGGACCGGACACCGACACTCGTGCTGTCGTAGGCGGGGAACACCACCGGCCCCAGCTCCATGAGTTCGACCTCGCGAATCGTGCGAGTGAGTGGGCCACGCTCGCCCGGCTCCCACAGCAGATTCGACAACTCGGACGCTTTCACGACTTTGCCGTCACCGTCGTGCCAGATGTCATTCAGGACCCTGAACCGGAAAGACATTCCGTCGATCGACCCGCCCTCAATGGCCTGTCGGATCGGCTCAACGACCGCGTTGTCGTACATCCGGGCCGAGACCCAGAGACCGTGCTCGTCCTCGCGGAGAGCCTGAATCGACCCGATCGGCACACTTCCAGTTCTGGCGTCGTGGCCGTGGTCGAACTGGAGGACCGGCATCCGCTCCTTCAAGGTCTTACGGAACGCGCCGGGCGCGATCTGCTCTCGGAAGGACCCTTCCCACGAGTCGATACTCGTGGCGGTGTTGAACACGGCCGCATAGCCCTCAAGCGTCCGGCCATCACCGGTCACGCCTGAGTCACTGCGGAATTCGAATGCCCGGTAGCAGAACCGAGGCGGCTTAAGAGTTGTCGTCATTGTCTCCTGCTCCGTCATCAGTAGGCCCGGTTCGCGGTTGCAGCTGGACGCTCAACAGATCGGTGTGCTTGAGCAAGTTCCAGTCGTGGTTGCGTACGGCAGCCACCGCGGACTCGGCCGTGAATCCGTCGCGGACGAGCGCGACGATCGTGGATGCTTCTTTGGACTGGACCGCAGCGGCGGCCTCACTGTCCTCTTTGAGGAATGGGATTCCCCTGGTGTCGTACCAGAGCTGCGCGCCTTCCGGCGACCGGATGATCGTCTCCAGTGACGCCGATACGTTCGCCCACAGGTGATGCAGTGTGCCGTCACTGAATCGCCGACGCGCGGCAGTGAAGTTCCCGGAGTTCAACGATGACCCTTGTAGACCCTCGGAGAACCCGACCCACGAAGGCGGTACACCAGCCGCGCTCGCCAGACGTGACTCGCCCTTGCCCTGTGTGACCGCGAAATCCAGTTCCCGGAAGTCCTTACCAATCACCATCGGGTCCGCGCCGCCACCCAAGTACAGGGTCTTCCAAGCGTTCAACGCTCCCCGGTGCTCGGACTCCATCAAGTCTTTGAACTCGCGGATCTGTTTCGTCGTGATCTTCGGGTCGAACTTGATCGCCATGTTCGGTGTCGACGAGTTCCGCAGGAATGCCCGCTTGTACTCGTTCTGGAGGTTGTCGCCCTGGACGTCCCGGATGACCGGGGTAATCCAGCTCATGCCGAGGAAGTGCCGGTCGGGGTCGGGGATCGGCGCGTAGTGCGCGATCTCGTTGGGGAGGAAGATCTGCATCCGCTGTTTCGATGAGGCCCCGCCGGGTTTGTATGCGAAGCCAGCGATCTCGACGTCGGCGGCGTCACCGGGGTGGTCGGCGTCCTCATTCGATCGGAGGATGATCGTCATCCAATCGGGTCGCAGCCAGTTCAAACGTGTCCGGGAAGTGCGCCGGATGTAGGAGTTCCCCGCGAGTGAGACGTCCAGTTCCATACGGGCCAGCAAGTCCGATGTGGTTCCGCCCTGCCAAGGACGCTCCAGGACCCCCAACTCCGGTGATCCGAACAGATCCGATGGCCTACCAGCTTGGAACCTCGTCCACTGGAATCTCGCCTGCGAGAACACTTGGAGTCTGGCCAATACCAGTGAGAACACCGGACCGTTGGAGAGGAAGGCGCCGGCGGCCGTTGTCGCCACGGACTCATCCGACAAACTCGACATCGTCGTGCGGAACAACGGCCCATCGAAACCGCTACCGAACAACTCCGCCAAATCGGAGACGCTCAACCGTTCCTCAGGCTCGGGGCGGCGTTTCCGTGACCACCAGGCCATGACTCACCCCACCAACAAAATCGGGTCACCTGGACCATCGGACGGCGTATAAGCCAAGGTCGCTGCCATGAACGGCGTGATATCGGTCGTAGAAGTGCTGCGAGACCAGACGAACCGGTCTCCCACCGGGCGTTTCTCCAACCCATCCACCGCAGTGTCGAAGTCGTCGTGAGCGCGGAACCGGACCTCGCCATCGGCGATCGCGTTGTAGATCCGGGAACACGCCTCCGCGACCCCGGCGCCCTTCAACGGTTCGACGGGAATGCCTTGTCGCTCCAGTTCAGCACCGATGTACGCAGCAGGGCCGCCGCCGTCGAGCACGATCACGCCACCCCAGTGCTCATGAAGGTCCTTCGCGCGCTCGATCAGCCATGACGTTCCCGGCCGGTGATCCACCAGCTCGACGACACCGTTGCCACACGAGGTGATCGCGCCCGCCGACTGGTCCGGTAGAACATCCAGGCCGAACCGGAGTTGCCCATCCGGGGCCACCGCACCTGACACCACCTTCTCCCAGATCGATTCCGGGAAGATCCTGTCGTGCTCGGCCTCGGTCCACTGATTCGCGAATCCTCGCCGGAACTCGCTCTCCGACATGGACTGTCGTGCGTGAGCGACAACCGGTTCCCCGATCGTCCAACCCAATGCCGGCATGTACGTCCACCACGTTTCTGGGTCGTCAATGTCGGCGTCGTCAGGAATCGACCATTCGAAGTACGCGGTGCCGCTGCCGCGATCGGCTTCAGCGGCGTACCGGCCGGCTTCGACTTTCCGCCGCAGGTAGAGGGACTTCGACGTCCCGGCTGTGGAGACGACGTGCAGTTGCGCGTCAGCGCGGGTCGCCATCGCCGGAATGATCGCCTGTTCGCGCCGGTCATCGATGTCGTCGAACGTTTCATCGATCACACCGAGGTCGAGAATCCGTCCGTGGCCAGCTGAAGCGCTGTTGGCCATGACGTCGATCCGGGAGCCGTTGCGGAACAGGATTCCCTCAGACCCCGCACCACGAAGAACACGACGATGCGCCTTCTCCAACGGGGAAGACGTCAGGATCGGGGCGTGGTCGTCGATGAGTTTCCGCCGCGCATCCCAACCCGTCTGAGCCGTATATGCGACCCGTTGCGGTTTGCCCCACATGAGACACCGCTCAACCTCGAACGAGAAAACGAGCGTCGACTTGCCACTCTGTCTCATGACCGTCACCACGACCTCGCGGTACGCCGGAAGCATGGTCACCGGGTCCAGCTCAAGCCCGACGTTCGCGACCAGGTTCTGCCACGGCATGAACGGCTGCCCGAACAACTTCGAGATCTCCCGTACCCGGCCCCCATACGTCGGCCGGTCAGGTCTCCGTTTCGTCGCCCAACGAGGCTGCGCCTCCGATTTGCGCGAGGAGCCCCGTGAGGTCGTCATCAGCGTCGTCACCTGCCGCCCTCACCTCCTTGAGCGCTTCGCGGTACTCCCGCCACAGCGCTGCCTTGTTCGGTTGCGCATCACACGCGGCAGCCAGAGACCGGAGCATTTGGACATTCGCGGAATCGACGTCTTCCAGCGGGCCAGCGGTGAACATCGCGTCGAGCGTCTTCTCCAGAGCCGCCGCATTTGTCGACGACTTCTTCGGTTTGGCCATCACCACTCCCTGCTCGCGACAGCCGCGCTACCCGACCTCACCGCGTACCAGTCATCGACAATCCGAGCAAACGCCGCCGACCGGCCACCCTCAGAAGCCCGCCGCAAAACCTCATCCCGACCTGGATCAACCACCTGCACGACGTGATGAGGAAACATCTCCTCTGCCCTCGGGTTCGCCGACACAATCCACACCCGAGCCGCCTTCACCTCGCCGCGGCGAACCTCCCGCAAGATCGCGTTACGCGCGACCATCGTGGCGTCATGCCGAGTCGTCGCACCCCGCGGCAGCTCCGGACCGAGCGCCGCCGCAATTCGGTCGTAATCGATAACGACATCCTCCGGACCCGCCTGGCCTTGGACCTGAGTCGACTTCCCCGCACCAGCCGGGCCAACCACCAGAATGATCACCGTCGATGACCGCCGCCAGCCCTCCCGATGCTTCTCGGTGTTCGCTCGCCCGATATTGCAGGGCTTGCATGCCGGGCGCAGGTTCGCCGGATCCAACCGAGGACCACCGTCGGCCACCGGGATGATGTGGTCCACCTCAGTCGCGTGCCGAACACACTTGGGACCTTTGATCGCGCAGATACGCCCCTTCGGACCGTCCAGAATGGCCTGGCGAGCGACGCGCCAAGCGTGGTCGTAGATTGCATCCCTTGTTGTCACGGTCGCAAACCCCCGAAAGATTTCGCCGAAATATAGAAACACTGAGGGCGGGGTCGCAGAATGTCCGCTTTTGTCCGTATTGGGGGGGTGCCCCCCTGATGCCCCCGACGATGCCCAATGTGGTGTGACTGAGGGTTGGGCCATCGTTGCATTGGGTGTGTGGTTCGCGCTGGGGGGTGGGCTCCGATTTGGTGGGTGTGCCCTGTCCCTACCCGTGCCCTGTCGGTGCCGATGATCAGGTGCTGCTTCGTTCTCGGTGTTCGCTGGTTCGGTTGATTGTGTGTGTCATGAGTGGGTGGGGTGGGGCCTGCCGTTGGGGGTAGGGGGTGCCGGTTGTTGGCCCGTGCCTCCGGCGTCTGGGTGGGGGTGGCTGGTGTTGGTGCCTTGTGTCCTGGGGTGTGGGGTTGGTGGTGTGGTGTCGGTGCGTGTTGCTGGTGTGGGTTGGGTGGGTCCTGGTTTGGGGGAGGGCATGGGGGTGGGGTCGAGTGGGTGTCCCGTTTGGCGGGTGCCTTGTCTTGGTGTGCCCGTTGAAGTCGTGGTGTTGGGGTTCGGGGTGGGGTTTGGTGAAGCCTTCCCGGAAGGGTTCGGGGAAGGGTATGGCGAAGGGTTCGCCGATGGGTTCCCGGTTGGGTGAGGTGATGCTGTCTGGACGGTGGGGTGCCGACACTGTGACGGTGATGCATTGTTGACGGTGTGGAAGTTAACGACTGGGTGACTAGCGGACTCGCGGCGGTTGCCATTGCCCTATCGGTCTGGGCTGGAGTGAGTAGCCACCGCAGCGCGAACCAAACCAAAGCGTCCAGGGTCGCAGCGGACCGATCGGCAGACGCAGCTGAACAATCCGCTGAATCTTCGCGGCGTTCTGCGGACTCCTCTGAGCGGTCTGCCACCGCCAGTGAGGAATCGCTACAGGTGCAACGCGATGGGTTGGCATTGGCGCGAGCGGAGTTTGCAGCCTCTCAAGCAGAGTTGACGAAGTACATCCCGACGGGGTGGGAGGTCCGAATTCATCATCCCAGGAGTCCACGTAACAACGCCACATTGCGGAACGGGACCGGTGAAGACGCTCACGACGTGTTGCTTTCAGGAGTCTTGGTAAGCCCGTCTTCCTTCTCGCTCTTCCCCGATGGGGAGCGAAAGACAATCTCCATTCGGGAACCGGGGCGCTTTACATCGCTGGAGGTGGAGTGGCGGCGCCCACTCGAGACTGGGGAATCCGACAAGATTCAGCG